TCGTCTTTGTGCCAAGCCCCGCGAGGACTGGCGTCGCGAGCGTGAACATCCCATCAGAGGCCGCTTGGTAGAAGTCCTTGACCCACTTCAGTCGGTCCTTCTTCTCAGCATGGAAGGCTGTGGCGGCCGCGATCATGTACCGAACTTGTGGCGTCTCGACGATCTCACCCGTCACGCGGTTCTGAACAAGGTACTTCTCGCACAGCTGATCAACAGCAGCATACGGGAGGGCTTCGTCTTTCTCATGGTCGACGTATCGATCTAGGGTGTCCCATTCCTGTTCGGTGTACCACGCCAAGAGATCTGGCGTGTACAGCAGCTTCTGCACATTCGTCTTCACGATCTCATACAGACGCGGCGGCGTGTACGAGCCGTACACTTCCTTGCGGAGCATCGTAATCCGTTGCTTGCCAGCTGCGTACTGGTAATTCACGTGCCCAACTTCAGGGTGTTCGATCTCATCGATCAAATCCTTCATCGCACGCAGCGCGATCTCGTCGAGCTCGTGGGTCGTCATGCAATCGCGGAAGTGCGCTTGCGACTGCATCTCGATCATTGATGGTGAGACGTCGGCGACGCCCGAACAAACCTTCGCAATTTGTTCTTGCCATTTCGAAAGATCGAAGGGGACCTTGGAGCCATCACGCTTGATTACGTGCATAATTGTGTTCATTCGTGTATTTGTAACAGAAGTTTAATTGTAACGAAAAGACACCCCCGCGCACATTCGTAACGGGTACGACGGTGGTTTCGGGTTTGTTAGGAGAGAGGACCGCGGATGTAATCGCGCAGGTCATTCACGCGACTCATCCAACCAGCAAGGAAACGCTGTTGGTCTGGCTTCGCAGCCACGATACCACGGTAGAACTTTTCACGGCGGTCAAGGAGCAGACGACACACATCAAACTCGTTCATGGCATTTGCCTTTGCAGCAGTGCCAGGACCAACCGAGCCATCTTGAGTAGCGCCAACCACCTCTTGCAAGAACATGCTGGCACGCCCGATGCCGTGATTCACACACCCGTCAAAGTGCAGAATCGCGACACGTGGTGAAAGCAGATCACAACCGCCCTTGGCCCAGTACGATTGACGATAAATGTCCTTCGCCTTCTGCCAGTTCAAATGTGTGATATCTAGATTCGGATTGCCTGACTTAGCTTCACCGTACTTTGTTTCACCGCCCGCGTCATGCGGGTCCTTCGTGTATCCGACCTTGCGGCGCTGGTCTGGGGTATCAATCAAACCAGCTGCAGGTTCAGCGTCGTTTGGATTAAACCAGGTGCCGACTTCGTAGCGCATCACGTGCGCTACGGCTCGGTCAAATGGATTCGTAAAGTCTGGCATGTGTTCGGCTCCTTATTGCGAACCTATTTACAGCCGACCGTCAGCTGAGCAGTGTTGCTAAAATAACCAGCAACATATGTTGCAGAAATTTTGAACCTCACAAGAACCGAGGTTCAAAAACTTCTTAACAGAGAATATCACCAACAGTGCAGCGACTGATGTACCGGTGCAGTTCATTCGGCCCAATGACGATGCCGCGCGGCACCGTTTTACCATGTGAAACCCCTGGGGAGATCGCATGAACGAGGGCAGTAGCTTTGTTAACAGCCGGGTATGTGCAGACCCCATCAGCTTCCCAATTCACTGCTCGAATGGGTGCAGTGATAAGCTTCCCATCATTCGTGGAGAACACAAACGCATGATGTTCAAATGCAGTACATGCAGTCGCAGGGACGACGTCAATCGTGTACGTCTCCATGTCAACAATCAAAACATTCCAGGCGCCGGGGACCTTCACTTCAGTTCCCTCCACCACCAAAGTAATGGTTGGTCCCTTTGTCTCTTCGAGGTACGTGATCTCAGCAAGCATGAAGTCCATGGCCTGCGCGTTAAAAATCCAGTGATACCGCAGCGGAATAGGCGCTGTCAGTGAGTCAATGATGTACGGGCGGTTGATTTCGTTCAGAATGTGCATGGTTATGCTCCGTCCGAGACGGCATCAATTGAGACGAGTTGATAGTCAGACACGACCCCATCTGCTGAGAGGGTTGCGTATCCACGCGTGCGAAAGTCGATATCTTCCAGAAGACCTTTCAGGATCTCACCCTGTGGGGTTTTGAGGACTTTGATATCGGCGACGACTGTGTCGCCCTGCACCCTCAAATTCGTGATCTGATGAGATACATTGTATAAATCGATCGTGCCACGCAGGGGCATTCCTAGTTCACCGAAGAGTGCTCCAGCTGAGATTCGCTTTTCAGCTTGCTCGATCATGGCCTGAACTGCTTCCGGTGGATAGACATGGCCATTCTCGTTCGGAACGCCGACACCCAGGATTTTTGCTGTCAGAGTAGTCATGCTGTCTTTCGTTCGAGAGATTCGATTTTCAAGTGATACAGCTTTCCATCAGCTGCGGTCACGTCCAGAAAGTAATTGAAGAACCCTATGAGGCCTGCAACAACCGTTAGAGGGGTTCCTTCTGGCATGATGATCTTGTCCTTCCCCTCACCCTGGCCAAAATGCAGTTCGCGGTTCAAGTACACAACATCGCCCTTACGGCACTCGTAAAATCACCTGCGTTCATAATTTCGCCTTTGCAATCTTCAACACCGGGTAGGTCGCGTCCTTGTAAAAACGGGCGCGCTCACGCGAGTGCTTGCGGCCCCACTTCAAACCAGTGTACACATCAGTGACGTGCACGAAGGTCTTGTCGTGACCGATGCGAAGACCGCGACCGATTGACTGAATGCACTTGATGAATGACTTACCAGCATCAATCAGCATCAGGCAGAACACGCGATCAATCGAGATTCCAGTGCTCGCAATCCCAGAGGTGGCGATCACGATCAGGTCATCGCGCTCAGCGAACGTGCTGTACCATTCTGCTCGCACGTCACTCTCAGTCGCACCGTGCAGGAACACGGAGTTCTTGATCAGCTTCTGAAGCTGTTGCCCCTGCTTGATCGTGTTCACCAGCACCAAAGTGTTCCCATATTGCGACGCGCGAGCAATGATCAGATCGGCGAGAAAGTCAAGGCGTTCAGCCGACTTTGACGTGTACGCCTTCTCAGCTGAGTAATCCGGGAACTCCTCATCGACCTTCTCTTGGATCTCAACTGGCTCAATCTCGAGCTGTGCCAAGTACCCCATCGCGATCAGCTCGGCCGCGGTGATGCGGTACAGGACTTCGCCAAGCGAACCTCGGAGCGTCAAGCGATCCGTTTCTGGCTTTGGGATCGTACCAGTAAAGCCATACCGGTACGCGATGTGTTTCCCATGCTCGGTGATGAGATCGCCGATCGTCTTTGCCGAAGCACCATGCGCCTCATCGACGATGAGGCACTGGAAGTCTGTGACTACTTGTGGATTGTTCTGCAAGGACTGCCACGTCGCGATCACATGTGGCGCGCCAAGATTCTTCTCACTGCCAGAATACAGCCCGTGTTCAATCCCCGCTAGCGTGAAGGTGTTTGAAGTCTGCGCGACAAGATCTGACGATGGTACGATAGTCAGTGTGCGGATGTTTTCTTCGCCAAGCACTGAGACCATACCGGCCACCATGATGGTTTTGCCGGCCCCCGTGGCTGCCTCGATCATGCCGCAAGTTGCCTCCAGCGCCGCGTTCACAGCATCAACCTGATACGGGCGAATGGTGATAGGCACCTGCGATCGCCCATTAAACCACATGTCTGTCAATCGGCCCTTTGCGAGCTCGAACGGCCGGCGCACGTCGTGAAGCTCGATTTCATAGCCCCACTTTTCAATGTACGGAATGATCTCTTCCAGCAGCCTGAGGTAGACCTTTCCAGTCTTGTCATCGAAGAAGCGAATCTTCCCGTCCCAGCGACCAAGACGACGAGCTGGCATGAAGAACGAACCTTCCTTCTCGATGCCGTACTTGTTCCACAGGAACTTCGTGTCAGCTGGAGAGAGGCCGACGATCGTGCAGAACACCTCGTCGCGAACCCAGATGTGGACCTTGCTCATTGGAACTTGAAGTGCCGTTCAAGGTGATGCACACGAATGTACCGCATCGCCTGTGACTGATCTGTGTTCCCGCCAGCCGCGGTAATGTTCCACAACATCTGGCAGCGCATGAGCTCAATCGGCGTGATGTTCAGTTCTGGCTCAAAGATCGCCTTCACATCCTTCTGATTTTCAGAGGTGTTGTATGAAAGTTCGATGTCACCGTTCGACAGCCAAGCCATGTTCGCGACTGGTTTGGCGGGCGAGAGCGTGCCGGGGCCGGCGCGGCCATTGGCGTAGTTGTAGGGCGCACCGGCACCGAAATTTGGAATAGGCATTGGCACTTTCGTTACATCAAATTACCACGTCTTGGAGTTCTGCAACTCGGAGCTTCACAATGTTTCCAACCATCCAACCGAGTTGCTTGATGGCCTCGACGATCTCTTCAAATTGCTGCCGCCTCAGCTCGGCTTCAACAATCAACTGATTCACTTCAACGACATCCTTCTCGCCTTGCACATACATGGCTTGCTCACGCACACCAAGCGCCCGCGGCGAATTGTTGTAGTTCTTGACGTGCCGCGACTCCTTCTGCGCCTTCTGAATCTCAAGCCACTTCACGACTGCCCGAGCATCAAGCGCCCGCTGTGCATAGTGCGCCTGGTGGTGCGGCAAATCGCGCGCAATCTTCTCAAGCCGCTCACCTTCGATCTGGAAGATTGGGGCAGCGCCTTCGATTTCGGTGGACCATGACTCAAAGAACACGGGGAGCTCAGCTTGGAGGTCCTCATTCTTCGTGCCAAGGGCAAATAGATTTAGCTTCATTGCAGTCCAAAAAGGCGCTGTTACAGTTTTTCAATTGTAACAACGCCTTCGGAGAAGGGGCCTAGGCCCCGGGATCAGTCTTACTCTGCGTCAGCCTTGTCTTTAGCGACGAGCGAGAATTCCTCTACAGAGGTCTTGGCGATGCGCATGGCCTTGCCGAGCGAGGTCGCGACCTCTTGGCGGTAGTCAGTGCCATCTTCACCAGTGCGAACTGGGTAGCTCACGATGAAGCCGCCGAGAACCGGCTGGATGTTGATGGAGTGGTGTGTCGTGACGTTCACGTGTTTCCTTTGAGGGAGGGACCGAAGTCCCTCGGGTTACTTGGCCTTACGGCCCTTCTTCAGTTCGAGTGGCGCTTCATCCTGATCGACGATCGCGTCGATGTCATCAGGGTTCACATCCACCTCAACTCCGCCAAGCACAACTTGCGGTGCCGAACGGGCCAGCATTGGCGCACATGCTGGGTGCTTCAACAGCTTCAGAGCAAGGATCGAATCAAGTTCGTTCTCCTTGAAGGCAAAGCGTTCATCACCGACTTCAGCGATGTACTTTGACTTCTCTCCAGGCTGCGTGCCCTTCGCGATCACGCCCGACTCCTCGAGGAGTTCAAGCAAGCCGCTGGTGCTGCTCATGCCTCGGTTGTACGGGACATCGAGCTCAACCTTTGTGCCAAGCTTTGCGAACCGGGACTTGTACGTCTCGAACCGTATCCGAACCCCAGTGACTTCGCCTTCTTCCTTCAACTTCAGCTTCGTGACGATGCCAATGATTGAGGACGAGAACTTTGTCGAGTTCGTGATTGCCCAAGCGCCGTCGCCCATCATGATGTCTTGTGGGTACACGTGATCCGTGACCAACATCGTAATTGGAAGACGCCCAAGGTGCCCAACAGCCAGGCGCAGCATTGCCTTGCGACGCTTTGCCAGAATACCTTGGTCAGACTTGATTTCGCCCTTGGTGTCGTAGTTCACCATTTCGGTTTGACTCGAAAGCATAGCCAACGAGTCAAGCACGACGATGGTCTTTTGGACGTCAGGACCGTAGTTGTCCTTCCCGTGTTCCTTGGTGTATCCACTGAAGAACCCGGACAGAATGCTGTTCACGTCTTCGATGGTCGCAACCGAGATGTACGTGAGCTTCTCTTCGCTGACATCTACACCGATCTTGGAGAGGTAGTCAACGTCAATCGCGTGCTCAGAGTCCAAATACAGGACGTGATAACCCACGAGCTGCGCTTGGAGCGCGAAATTGGAAGCGATGAAACTCTTCCCGGACCCTGATGGTCCAGCTAAGAGCGTGATCTTTCCAAGTGGAATGCCTTTCACGAAGTCACCGCTGAGAGCGCGATTCAAGGCGAAGTTCCCAGTAGACAGCCACGTTTCCGTGGTTCGAATACCGACTCCGACTGAGTCAAGCTTTGCAATGGTCTTCTTGAAATCCTTCAAAAATTTCAGAGCCATTTGTTCTCCTAATGAGAAGGAGGATCTCTCCCGAGATCCTCCCTCAATTCACTTACGCTGCTTCAGCAGCGGCAGCCTTGGCTGCCGCTGCACGAGCGCGGAGCTGTTCGACGATGCTGAGCTTCGCGCCATCAGCAGGAGCCGCTTCAGCTGCAACGGCTGGGGCCGAGGCTGCTGACGAGCTTGCTGTGGAAGCAGCTGGGGCGGGTGCCGGAGCTGGCGTCTCAGCCGCGTACGTCGAACCAGTCTGGGCAGCGACTAGCATCGCTTCCATGGCCGTGCGGTCGGTCTTCGCCGTGCGGTAGTCGGAGAGGTTGTACAGCGTCATGTTTTCGAGCACGCTATCGGCCACATCGGTCTGCTTCGGTGCGAAGTTCGAGGTGGTGTACGAGTTCTGCCCCGAGCCCGTCAGCGACTTGCGGAAGCGGAAGTTGTAGCCACCCTTGAGTTCGTACGGAGCTTCTTCGAGATCACCGGACTGGAAGGCAGCCTGGATCTGCTTGAAGACCTGCGGGCCGAATTCGATGAGCTTCACGAGTTGGTCAGCATCGTGCTCAACCGGCGTTTCCAGCACCAGCACTTGGCCAATGTAGGACCTCTTGCGGTAGAACAGCTTGCCGAGTTCTTCGTTGTGCTCAGCCGAGTTCTTGTCGTAGAAGCGGGCCGACAGTTCACAGATCGGGCAGGCTTCACCGAACATCTTCAGACACGCGACCTTTTCGCGCTTGCCATTGATGTTCAACTCATGAACGAAGTTTTCGACGAGGAAGCCCATTGGGTTTTCTTCGTCAGCGTCCGGGAGGAATCGAACAGTCGACACGGAGTCAACTGGAGCCTTCCAGAACGGGAAGAACAGCTTCCACGTTGCATCACCGGAACCACCGGTCTTGGATGTGAATGCTGCGGCCAGGTCGGCCAGGGAGCGCTTGATTGCCATTTTCAAATTCCTTCAAAGTTACTAAACAGAGGCTGCCAACTGAATGTTGGGCTGTCTATTTAGCAGATTCCGCCGATCAGTTCGTTCGGCGAGCTCACGTTACATTTGTAACGCATGAAGGAATTGTAACGACAAGTCGTTACAATTTGATCCTTAAACGAGGATCGTTACATTCAGGATCTGTTGTAAAGGTGGTGGCCAGGTGAGGCCGGTTCCGTCAGCCTAAGAACCTAACAACCGAGGGGGCCTAGGCCCCCTCGGTCATTTCTGGTGCTTCTGGCCTACGCTCAGGGCTCAGTCGAGTTCGATTGACTCTGGAGCGATCTTCAGGCGTTTGAACTTCGCGCAGCTCTTGAGGGACATTCCCATGAACGCACAGATGCTCTCTTCACCTGACACGAAGAGCGCAATGACGTCAGCAAGCGCCTCCTCTGGCCGGACTTTGCTGTCCAAGATCGCGCTGACATTCGTGTTCTGCTTGTGACCATTCAGCGTGATCACCGTGTGCACGAGATCGAAACCATCGTTGCCCCAGAGTGGCGTCAGCTTCAG